CAATCCCGACCTGTCGCTACTGCTTCGGCAATATCCAAGGCTATGAACGACTTGAATGATGCTGGCGGTGCGTACAAGGCTACGAATGCCCTCTTTGGGATGATGGACTCTATGAGCCACTCAACTGGTTCATCCTTTATGGAGTCCCAAGACTCGACAAGGAACTTAGACTTGGGGGGTTCTTCCTCTACTTGCGGAGTCTCAGGCACATAAAGACTCAGCCTTTGCGGAGTCCAGACTTCTTCACTTGACTTCACGATAGGACAGGCTTTGGCTATTTGCGCCAGCAAGGTTCTGCTGCCATCGTATCTATTGACCCACTCGTAAGCGTCTTCTTTGGGATTACTTAGGTTCAAGTCCAAGACCCTAACGCTTTTGGCTGTTGGTATTAGCGCCTCAACCACCTTCTGAGCGTAATGCCAACCTACTAGGTCATTGTCTGGCACGATTACCACGTTGGCATCTTTAAAGTATTGGTTTAACTCATCATTCCAACCACCAGCACCAGCATGACTTGTCGTAGCTACCACGCCCAAGCTGCCAAGGGCATCTGCCGCCTTTTCACCTTCTGTTATGTAGACAACCCTACCAGCGGCTGTCGCCTGTCGCAGTTCGGGCAGTTTGTAGGGTACGAGTCTGCAATCTCCCAACTTACCTACTCGACTGCCATCAGGCATGACTCGTAAGGTCTTATATGTCTTGCCTTTGGAGTCAAAGGTCTTGAATCTTTGCTTGATGAATAGGCTGATGCCATCTTCATCTGTGTAATGCCATTCATGCTCTAGCACAGGCGTAGAGATGAGTGGGATTGGCTTCATTGGTTTGATACTGTCGAGGTAGTCAGGTCTGTCGGGTAGTGCTGGCAATAGTCCCATCTCTTTGATGGTTGAGAAGACTGTATGCTGGTCACAGCCGCCATGGCACTTGAACAGGGGGTTGCCATCATCCGACATAGTTATGGACAGGCTTGGATGCTTGTCGCCGTTACCTTGACCATGACTAGGTACGGGGCAACTAGCAAGGTAACCACCACCAACTTTTTTTGCGTTACCCAGAATGGACGCTATTTCTTGTGCTGACATTAGGTATCTTTATTAAAGGGACAAAAAAACCAGAGTCTCCCCCGAAACTCTGGTGCTGTGGAGTGCTAGTGGTTAGCTAAACATCTCGTCATCGTCAAGGGAAGGTGCTGGCTTTGATGGTGCTGGCTTGCTAGGTGCGGGTTTAGCGGCTGGTGCTGGCGCAGAGAACTCAGGCTCTGCTTGCGCTGCACCTTCTTGCAAAGCCGCGGGTCTAGCTACCCAACCTGTGACAGTGAACTCAGGTACACGAGTGCTTCCCTTGCCAACCTTTTCGGGGCGTGAACCCGTGTACTCAACCACGGGCAACTTACCAGCATTAGCGCCAGCTTGCGCTTGCACTTGCTTCCACAGACCTTCCAAGCCCATGTTAGCGCCTGCGCCATTGGCACTGAACTCTGCGACTCCCATAGTCTTGTTATAGAAAGTAGCCTTAAAGCCACGCTTATGTTCGGCTGTAGGTTGCGCTGATTTACGACCAAGAGACTCATCAGGTTGAAATTCAAAGACTCCAGTTGCAATCAACATCCAACCAGTTTGCAAGTTCTCGTGATCGAATACAAATTTCTCTAATACAAATTCACCATCTTGGTTAGACCAAGCATTAGCCTGTGGAGAGAAGCGGATGTAGTTACCAGAGCCGCCAGAGTTTGAAAGGTTTAAGTTCATAAAGTTTCCTGTTTAAAGTTAAAGTTGAAGTGGCTTGTGCCACAGGGTTGGGGGATTCATATTAAAGATGTTTGTTCTTGCTTGGGTCTTACATCTTCAAACAATCTTGGTTGCGCTACTGCTTGCTCAATGCGTTGGCAAGCAATGTCAAAGTATTTAGGTTCACGTTCAATACCAATAAACTTGCGCCCCATCTGGATGGCAGCTACGCCTGTTGTGCCGCTACCCATAAAGGGGTCGAGGATTGTTTCTGGGTTTCCTGCTTGGTTAATGCACCAACGCATAACTGCCAAAGGCTTTTGAGTTGGATGTTGCTTACCATCTTTTAAAGCTAATGATCTTGCATAATTTATTCTTCTTGATGCTTTATCTTGATTAGTCCATGCAAGTTCAAAATCTGCAAGAGAAAATCCATCTTGTCCTTTATCCCAAGACAACCATTGCATGGATGGTTTTAACCAATCTGTAAAATAATTACCGCCCCAAATTATTACAATTTTTCCCAAAGGTAAAAACAAGTCAAATGTTTTTTTATCTGGTCTTTGCTTATCCCATCCAGATATTTCCCATTGATTCCAGCCATTTTCTTTTTTTCCCGCATGAGAATCTGCCCCAATGCCATAAGGCGGGTCAGTAATCACCGCATCCACCTTGTCTAAGGTTAGCAGTATGTCCATGCAGTCCCCCAAGTACAGGGTTGCATCTCCGATTTTTTCGATTCTTGTATTCATGGGGTAGTGATTATTGAGTTAAACCTTTGTCCCGTGCAAGCGTTAATCCGCTGGATATGCGGGAAGTTAACGCTTCAAGGTTCGGCTTTTGGTCTTTCGTTAGCAGTTTCTCAGCTTGTGCAGGGGTGATGAGTTCGTTCTTCGTTACTTGCCTTGGGTCAAGTCCAAGAGCCAAGAGTCCAGCATAAGCCTCTTTCTCATCAGTCCACGACCTCAACGCTCGTTTAGGTTGCAGTTGCCATCCATCAATGACAGAACCTGATTCCATGCGTTTTAAGGCGTGATCTCGTACAGCCTTGATGTAGCCCTCAACCATGTCAAACTTAGTCAGCAAGACGCTGATTTGACTCTCTGTGAGCATCTCTACAGGGGGTGCAGTGGCAACTACTTCAGCGATGTTTGCTTGTGCAGGGCAGATAGTTCTTGCGTTGCAGTATTGGCAAGCAGAGTCTGATGGCACTGGCTGGAACAGTGGGTTCAGTGCATTCTCAATGGCAGGGACTAAAACGTAGTGTTCCCAATCTACGAGTTCTTGCGTTGTCATTGAGTGCTTGCGAGTCTCACCATGATGGGGTTGGATAATCCACAACTCGACCTTATCAATGTCTTGGTAGAGGTTGCCATCTTCAAATGCTGCCAATGCGTAAAGGCGTAACTGGTCATTGTCAGCGTCAACATATCCACGACCAGTTTTCAGGTCTGCAATGATGAGTTTGCGTTTCTGTTTGCTGACTCCAATTACGTCAGTTGTACCGCCTACCTTGGCTTTGTAAGTGTCTTGGTATTGCAGGAACTTCTCGACTGTGACGCTACCCTTACCTAGTTCATCCTCAATCGCCCAAATAGCTTTCAGATGCTCTAGCGCCATCTCACAATTTTCCTCGGTCATCTTGATACCTTCAACGACTGTACCTACTGACTTCATGGGGTCAGAGTCCAACTGGTAGCAAGTCTCCGCCAAGGCATGAATGGCAGTCCCGATCTTCGCCGCTTCTCCACCCTCCACATAGGGCATCAGTGCTGAAAGTCTGGCACTGGCGGGACAGGCAATCCATCGGGATGCCGCTGATGCTCTAAGGCTTAGTTGTTTGATTGCCATGATGCTCTTTCAATGTGATGGTTTTCAATGAGTAGTTGGTAGGCTATTTGCCTTGTTTCATTTGAGACTGCATGACCTAAGTCTTCGGGGTCTAACAGACGCTTGATGAAGACTACAGTCTGTTGGTTCTGCTTGCGTTCTTGCTCAAGTTGTGAGCCAAGCCAGACGATATGTTCACGCAAGATTTGCCGTTCTTTGTCATCCATGACGCAATCCCCAACAAGCAATGAGTGCTGCATCAGCACGACCATCATCTTTAACCCTTTTGAACAGGTCAACATTCCAAGGGAAGACTTCCATTGCTCTAGCCCTAGCGCCATCTTTGCCGCCTGAAACTCCCATAGCTTTCTGCCAAACTTGAGGAGTTACGAGAGTGGACTTGATTGATCTAGCCGCTATAACGCCTTCTATAGCCCCAAGAGAGCGACCAAAGCTAAAGACGCTTGTTACCCCTTGCCCTGCCATTGCAAACACCTTTTCGATGTACGCTTCTTCAGGCTTAAACATATCAAGGATTTCAATCAGTTCGGGGATGCTGATCTGACGCTTGGCTTTGCCATTGCGAGTTAGGGTGACAGTTGGCATATCGACTACACCAGTTAATGTTTCGCCCCTCATCATGGCTATAGCGCCGTTAAGCCCTACATCAATGCCAATGATGCGTTTGGGGGTGAAGAATTGAGTGGTCATTCTGTACCTCTGTTTAAAGCCATAAGACGCTGCTGGATTAGGGAATCTACCGATTCTTCTAGCCGTTGTATTGAAGTCACCAATGGTATGGTTCTACCAGTGGCATAACGAGATACCTGAGAGGGGTCAAAGCCAGCGTGTCTAGCTACATCAGTAATGGTGTAGCCAGCCTTTTCAGCCTTTTCCCTAATGTTTTCAATGGTTTGCATGGTTGGAGTGTTCATGGGTAAGGATTCTAGGGAAGATTGGATTGATTAGTCAAGTGCTATCTGATTAAATACCCTAGTGAAATGTGTGAGATTAAATAGGTAGGGGTTGACTTAGTAGTCCAACTCTATATGATTGGCAACATCAACAACCAAGCAGGAGATTCAAAATGGCTAACAACTTCTCACCAGTTATCGAAAACCCAGTGGCATATCACAATGCCGTTAAAAGCTACATCATTGCTAACGCTCAGAAAACTTGGCGCACCAAGACTGATCGTGCTGGCGAAATTGAAAGTGCTTTGACCGCTGGCATCATACATAACAGTCATGGTGACTTTATGGGCTATGAAGATAGCTTTATTGGCTCTATGGCTAACTCTTTTTATACATGGGGCAAACTCAGCGAAAAGCAGTGCGCCGCTATCCTTAAAGGCATTGATGCCAAGGCTGCTCGTAAAGCTGAGTGGGCTGACAAAGAAGCTGCCTTGAATGCCTCACGCACCCACTTGGGTGAAGTTGGTGCTAAGTTGACCCTTACCCTCACCATTGGTCATATCGTTGTTTTAGATGGTGCGTATGGCACTAGCTACATCTACATCATGGAAGATGCCGACAAAAATGTTGTCATCTACAAAGGTAACTCTGATGCTGTTGCTTGGACTCCAGAGGGTACTGTGCGTAGCAAGGGTGACACTCTCACCATCACCGCCACTGTTAAAGATCATGGTGTTCGCAATGGAGTCAAGCAGACTGTCATCCAGCGCCCCAAAGCTGTTAAAGAGTTAGTAGCCGCCTAATCAACCCAACGGGGCGCAAGCCCCATCTTTCAACCTTAAAGGAGAATTGAAGATGTTGACTCAAATGCCATTAATTGATTTGCATATCATGTCTGAAAATGATGAATTACCAAATAATGTTGGATTCAAAATTGTTGGTGGGCGTACTATTTACAAATACATTGGATGGATGTGGAGACAATCTGATAAACAGATTTATCTGAATAAACACGATTGGTTTGTAGACAATGAAGAACGATCAAGACGCTACTTGTCTGATGATACTTTGATTGAAATTATTCCATTACAAAACTTAACTCAAACACCTTCATTCAACCACAACGCACCCTACAACGCTGAGTTCTTAGGCGCACAACCCGCTCGTGCTGGTCAAGACTATTAAACCAAAGGAGACACCTCAAATGAACCACACCCAACACCCTTACATGGAAGAGCAAGCAAAGCGCTTAAATCGCCGCGCTGACTCTACCCTTGATTTTCTCACCGCCATTGCAATCGGCATTGGCTTTGCAGTCCTCTTGGCTTCATGGTGGTCATCATGAAAAACCCACTAGCATTTCCCCCTATGCACGACCCCAATACGCATGAGTTTGGCATGACCTTGCGGGACTACTTTGCGGCAAAGGCAATGGAAAACCTAATGGGAGAAATGCACAATCGTATTTTTAAAACCTTAAAAAAATCATATGAGATTGAAGATGCAATCGAAATGTCAAAGGGCATTATTGCTGATACAGCCTATCAGTGGGCAGACGCAATGCTGAAAGCGAGGGAAGCATGACCGACCTTCAAGACTTCTGCCAAGAGCATCGCACTATGGATGAACTGGTAGAGGCTGGCTACAAGCCTACAAACGTCTACAACGCTGTTAAGCGTAAGGAGTTGACCAATACCAAGGCTACAGACGATTGGGGGCGCAAGCTGCATGGTAAGGGTCTGTTCCTGTCCACAGTCACAGTTGCGCCAGTTAACTTCACCGCCTTGCAGTCAGCATGGCATACCCCACAACCTCAAGGAGAAACAGCATGAGCATCGCATCAGAAATCACAGAACTGATAAACCGCATAGCGCCAGCTAAAGGCATTGTCGGCGGCTTTATGAGTCGTAACGAGATCATCCAACTCATTGATAAGGTTGCCAATGATGCCGTTGCTATCGGTTGGACTCATGCAGAGAGCATGACCCGAAAGCGTTTGGAGAAGAAAATTGATCTGATGGAACAGGAAATGACCATCATCAAGGAGCAGATGAAGTCCCTTGAACTCGACTTACTTGCGGCTGAGAGCAAATGAATACGCTCATAAAGTTTGTCATTG